GGTCTAACAGGTTAGATGAGGGGCTAACAAGCTGGCTGAGGTGCGCTGGGGTAAAACCTGTCTGTGGATGACCCACCCTACCCCCATGCCCACTTGTGGGGAACAGGATTCCTTGTGCTATTACTATTACTAATCCAGAAGAATAACTGGTTATTTTTTTGTTTTAAGGCAAAGTACCCCCTAGTAAATAAAACGCCCCCTTAAAAATTTTTTGTTCCCGTAAATTACAATCCTTGAACATCTATAGACTTTGAGTTACATTTGCCTCCTCGGTTAACCTCCTGCAAGCACCATAGGGTTTAAGTACGATGACGATAGAGCTTCAAGTAGACAGAGGCGTACCTCTTCTAGACGATGAGCCGTTCTGTGACCTCAAAGTTAGAGTCGCCGCAGCTTGCGAGACCATTAATTACCTCGCCGCTGTTGATGATACCGAACACCCCTACATAGAAACCAAAGCCTCCGCTGATGATGCCGACCTAGCAGTCGAATTAGCGCGTGAGTATGCGGAAAATCCAGAGAAAGCGTCAAAGAAGGTGTCACGGAAGCGTATAGCGAAGATGACCCCCGCCTCGTTAGTGCTTACTAACTCTATTCTGGAGGAATTCGGCACATCAGTTGCAGAATCGGCTACGCAGATACGCCATCTAGTCACCAACAAGCTAATTCTGGAGGCTGACAACGAGGATGCGAAGATCAGACTCCGTGCTTTGGAGTTATTAGGCAAGATATCAGACGTTGGGCTGTTCGCAGAGAAGTCCGAAGTCACGATTACCCATCAGAGTACCGACGACCTACGGGCTAACCTACGTAAGAAGCTGGAAAAGCTGGTTAAAGAGGTAGAACCCGACCTTATGCCCGACAATGTGGAAGAAGCAGAGTGGGTTAACGTAGATGAGCAGCTTGAGGCTACCATTGAGTTTGAAGGGACGGTATTGGATGTTGATGCCGAGATGTACGGCGAGTCCAAAGAGTCCAAAAATGAGTGAAGCTGTAGCTTTTGACTTTTCTGACGAAGAGATTGCAGTGATGCTGGACAATCTTGACGAGTACACCCCTGATGAGGTGGTCGAGATTGAGAAGATGGTCGATGAGTTGGAGGCTAGAGAAGGAAACCAGCTTGCCTACGATGATTTGATAGAGTTCTGTAAGGCTATGATGTCAGACTTCATTGTGGGCAAACATCACCGCATCCTCGCTGATATGCTCATGGCGATTGAGAAAGGGGACAAGGATAGGGTATGTGTTAACATCCCACCACGTCACGGTAAGTCGCAGTTAGTCTCTATATTCTACCCAGCGTGGTTCTTAGGGCGTAACCCCGATAAGAAAGTGATGATGGTGTCGCATACTACCGATTTGGCTGTAGATTTCGGTAGAAAGGTACGAAACCTCATCGCAACGGAGTGGTATAGGGCGGTTTTCCCTTCGGTTAAGCTAGCGGCTGACTCTAAGTCTGCTGGGCGATGGAATACTAACGTAGGCGGTGAGTATTACGCGACAGGCGTAGGCTCTGCACTGGCAGGACGTGGTGCTGACCTGTTACTGATTGACGATCCTCATTCTGAGCAGGACGTAATTAACGGGAACTTCTCCGCGTTCGCCCGAGCTTATGATTGGTACACGTTCGGTGCACGTACTCGGCTTATGCCGGGAGGAAGAGTAGCCATTATACAAACACGTTGGCACATGGACGATCTGACAGGGCGTGTAGTCAAGGACATGTCCCAGAACGACAGGGCTGACAACTTTGAGGTGGTTGAGTTCCCCGCGATACTTGATGTGGACGATAAGGAAACTGGAGAACCTATCCAGAAACCGTTATGGCCTGAATTCTTTGACCTTGAGGCACTCCTACGAACTAAAGCGTCAATGCCGGTATTCCAGTGGAATGCCCAGTATCAGCAGCAACCAACAGCAGAAGAAGCCGCACTCATTAAACGTGAGTGGTGGAATATATGGGAAGAGGAAGACCCCCCTGAGTGTGAGTACATTATCATGTCGCTTGACTCCGCAGCGGAGAAGCACAATCGAGCCGACTATACCGCACTAACGACATGGGGGGTCTTCTTCAATGAGAGCGCAGATGCTTACCACATCATCTTACTCAACAGCATTAAAAAGCGGTTGGAGTTTCCAGAGCTAAAAGACTTGGCAATGGAGGAGTATGAGGAGTGGGAACCAGATTCGTTTATCGTGGAGAAGAAAAGCTCTGGTGTAGCGTTATACCAAGAAATGCGCCGTATGGGGCTACCTGTGCAAGAGTTTACGCCCCATAGGGGTTCGGGTGACAAGTTAGCGCGTTTGAATTCTGTTGCTGATATAGTAGCATCGGGACTATGCTGGATGCCACAGACACGTTGGGCAGAGGAAGTGATCGAAGAGATTGCGGGATTCCCTTTCGCCTCACACGATGATTTAGTGGACGCGACTGTCATGGCCTTGATGCGGTTCAGGAACGGGGGGTTCATACGCCTACCTAGTGACGAGCCAGAAGATACTAAGTACTTTAAAGGCAACCGACCAAACCGATATTATTGAGAGCATAGACTATGGCAATCGAGAAAGGACTATACGCTGCACCGTTAGGTATAGATGAAGAGCTAGAGCGAGAAGACCAAGAAGAGCTAGGCATGGACATCATGGAGAGCGAAGGTCTAGACGCGGCAGACGAGGTATTCCTGCCCGATGGTAGCGTAGAAATTACGCTTATCGCAGAAGTTGCAGAAGTGGATATGATGCCGTTTGACGGAAACCTTGCAGAAGCTCTAGACGATGGGGAGCTAGAAGAACTAGCCGATGAGCTTATAGGGCACGTAGATACTGACACTGACAGTCGTAAGGATTGGGCAGATACCTTTGTTAAAGGGTTAGATGTACTAGGGTTCAAGTACGAAGAGCGCACCGAGCCTTGGGAAGGTGCTTGTGGTGTGTACTCAACGGTACTAGCAGAAGCAGCGATACGGTTCCAAGCAGAGACAATGAGTGAGACTTTCCCAGCGGCTGGCCCAGTACGCGTAAAGATATTAGGCGAAGAAACACCAGACAAAGCCGAAGCCGCCGAGCGGGTAAAGGCTGACATGAACTACGAGTTGACCGAGCGGATGGTCGAGTACCGTCCCGAGCATGAGCGGATGCTCTACAGCCTAGGGCTGGCGGGGTCTGCGTTTAAGAAGGTCTATTACGATCCGAGTTTAGGTCGTCAAGTAGCCATATACATACCCGCAGAAGATGTGATTGTACCTTACGGTGCGTCTCACATTGAGACCGCAGAACGCGTTACGCACATCATGCGGAAGACTAAGAACGAGCTTAAGAAACTCCAGATGATGGGGTTCTATCGAGAGGTAGACTTAGGTGATCCGCAACCGTTCCATACCGATATAGAGAAGCGTAAAGCAGAGGAAGGTGGGTACTCCATCACTGATGATGACCGCTACGCTATCTACGAGATACATGCAGACCTTATTATCCCCGGCGTTGACGAGGATGACGAAGAGATAGCCAAGCCGTACGTGGTAACTATTGAGCGTGGCACTAGTAAGGTTCTAGCTATTCGTAGGAACTGGAGCGAAGAAGATTCCTTGATGTTGAAGCGGAATCACTTTGTCCATTATGTCTATGTACCGGGGTTTGGATTTTATGGACTCGGGCTGATCCACATCATTGGTGGCTACGCTAAAGCGGGTACGTCTATCATACGTCAGTTAGTAGACGCAGGTACGCTGTCTAACTTACCCGGAGGTCTGAAGTCTAGAGGTCTACGCATCAAGGGCGACGATACGCCCATTGAGCCGGGGGAGTGGAAAGACGTAGATGTGCCGTCTGGTAGCATCCGTGACAATATTATGCCGCTCCCTTATAAGGAGCCAAGCCAAACTCTGTTAGCCCTACTTAACCAGATAACAACTGAGGGTAAGAGATTAGGCGCTATCAGTGATATGAACATCTCTGATATGTCAGCAAACGCTCCTGTAGGGACAACGCTGGCCTTGTTAGAACGTACCTTAAAGCCAATGGCTGCGGTACAGGCTCGTGTCCACTACGCCATGAAGCAAGAGTTTAAACTACTTAAGCAGATCATGTCGGAGTACGCAGCAACTGAGTACGACTATATCCCTGAACGGGGTGAAGTTAGTGCACGAGTATCTGACTATATGATGGTGGAAGTTATCCCCGTCAGTGACCCGAATAGCTCTACGATGGCCCAGCGTGTGGTTCAGTACCAAGCTGTGCTTCAGATGAGTCAGTCAGCCCCACAGATTTATGACCTACCCCAGCTACACAGGCAGATGATCGAGGTATTAGGTGTTAAAAACGCCGATAAGTTAGTACCTGTTGAGGATGATCTAAAGCCAATTGATCCGGTCAGTGAGAACATGAACGCGTTAACAGGTACACCTATAAAGGCGTTTATACATCAAGACCACGAAGCACACATCGCTACACACCAATCGTTTATGAAAGACCCGATGGTAGCGCAGATGATCGGTCAGAACCCGCAGGGTCAAACTATTATGGCGGCGCTACAAGCGCATCTGTTTGAGCATCTAGGGTTCCAGTACCGTAAGAATATAGAGGAACAACTTGGAACACAGCTACCTCCTCCCGATAAAGAGCTACCTGAAGAGATAGAAATGACTTTATCTAAGTTGTTGGCTAAAGCTGGAGCGCAATTGAGCCAAGCTAACCAACAGAAACAAGCTCAACAGCAGTCACAACAACAGGCTCAAGACCCTGTATTCCAGTTACAGCAGAAGGAAGTGGCGATCAAAGAGCAAGAAGTACAACGTAAAGCCGCGAAAGATGCGGGAGATTTGCAGATACGAACGGCTGAACAAGACCGTATTGCTCAGAAAGAAGCCATCGAATCCGCAATTAACACGAAGAAATTGGGGTTAGCTACCCAAGAACTAGAGCTTGATGCCCAGAAAGAAGGGTTAAGAGTCGCGACTCAAACAACACAAGCTCAAGACAAGCTCAATCTAGAACTACTAAAGATCATGGATCAGCAAGAGAAGAGTGAATAATGGCTAAAACCGTCTTAGACGTGCTGAAAGATAAGTTCGAGGATGATAAATCCTCTGCACTACAATTCCTTGGATCAGGGGGAGCTAAAGACTTCGCCTCTTACAAAGAAGTTACAGGAACGATTCGGGGTCTCGAAGCCTGTATTAACTATGTAGAAGACCTTTCGCGTAATATGGATAACGATGATGACGATGACTGAGAAAGTAATAGAGCTAACCGCAGAAGAAGTTGAGGCGCAGCTACCAACACCTGTAGGGTATAGGGTGCTTGTAGCACTACCGCAAGTAGAAGAAACGTACGGGGATACCGGACTTATTAAATCTACTACAACTAAAAGCCAAGAGCATATTATGTCAATAATAGGCTTGGTGTTAGATATGGGCGAACAAGCCTATTCTGATGAGGAGCGGTTTCCAACTGGCCCGTGGTGTAAGGCTGGTGATTATGTAATGTTCCGTATGAACACGGGTACAAGGTTTAGAGTTGGTGGGGTAGAGTATCGTTTAATGAACGACGATTCTATAGAAGCTATTGTAGCTGATCCACACGGCATAACCCGCGCATAGGAGATAGTCATGGGATTTGAAAAAGTAGAATTTGAGTTTCCTGAAGACGAGGAAATTAGCACGGAGATCGAGATAGAAGGGTCTAGTGCCACTAGTCCATTCGATGAACCAGAGGAGGTTCCACGTGAAACAGAAGATGAAGACTTGGGTGATGACGACAGCGGAGAAGTTGAAATTGAAGTGGTTGACGATACGCCGCAAGCTGATCGAGGGCGTAAGGCGACTGAACCTCCAGAGGATATCACTGACGAAGAGCTTGAGGACTATAGTGACAAAGTTCGTAAGCGGATTAAACATTTTAGTAAGGGTTACCACGATGAGCGTCGAGCTAAAGAATCTGCTGAAAGAGAGCGTACAGAGCTTGAGCAGGTGGCGCAGCGGCTTATCGCAGAGAATAAAGACCTTAAAGGAACGGTGGGCAGAAACCAAGAAGCCCTCCTAGAACAGGCTAAACGCACCGCAGCGGGGGAGATGATCCTAGCGAAACGTGCGTATAAAGCGGCCTACGAAGAAGGCGACTCTGATAAATTAGTTGAAGCGCAGGAGAAAATGACTAATGCTAAGTTTAAAGCAGACAAGTTAGATGATCTTCAGCCAGAGGCTTTACAATCTCAAGAAACTCCTGTAAAAACGGAAGGAACACAAGAAAACTTCACCCCAGCACCTATTGTAGATGCACGAGCGAACGATTGGGCAGCGTCCAACACGTGGTTCGGACAAGACGACGAAATGACAAGTTTTGCGCTGGGGTTGCATAATAAACTTGTCAAAGAGGGGGCTAACCCCCAGACCGATGAATACTACGAGCGAATTGATACTCGTATGCGACAGATATTCCCCAACGAGTTTGAGGACGTTGAGGTAGAAGTTGAGAAACCTAAGAGACAAACAAATGTGGTTGCTCCCGCAACGCGGAGCACAGCGCCTAGAAAGATTAGGTTATCGCAATCACAATATAATATTTCTAGGAGACTTGGACTTACACCAAAACAATACGCCGAACAGGTTGCTATAGACATGAGGAAACAATAATGGCTCAAAATAGAATTGATCGTGAACAGACAACTCGGGAAAAGACTACCCATAAGAAGGCATGGCAGAGGCCAGAAGTATTACCCTCACCAGAGCCAGAAGATGGATATAACTTTAAGTGGGTTCGTGTGAGCACTCAAGGAACCGTTGACGCTACTAATGTTTCGTCCAAACTCCGTGAAGGCTGGGAGCCTGTAAAGGCAGATGATCATCCAGAAATTACAATGGTCACCGTTGAGAACGAACGGTTCAAAGACAATATTGTGATTGGTGGTCTTATGCTATGCAAAGCTCCAAAAGAGTTGTCAACAGAACGGAACGAATATTACGAGCAGCAAACTGATGCTCAGATAACTTCCGTAGACAACAGCCTCATGCGAGAGAACGACCCGCGTATGCCGCTATTCAATGAGCGAAAAACAAAGGTTACTTTTGGTAAAGGATCTTAAACTTATTTGAGGAATTTCTAATGGCTTTAACTGCCGCACCATACGGGCTACGTCCCGTAAAACGTGCTGATGGTCTGCCCTATGCAGGTGCTACTACTCAGTACTTGATTGACCCTGCCGGTGAAGGTACTAATATCTTCTACGGTCAGGCTGTATTTATCGGAGCCGATGGCTACGTTGCCCTTGTCACCGGAACTGGCGCTAATGCTGGTAACCAAGCATTTCCTGTAGCTAACACCTTTACAGGCGCTGTC